CTCCCCTTTAAAGATACGTTAGTATCAGAATCAACCAGAACTTTAAGCTCCTGGAGAACCGTACATTCCACGCCAGTCACTAAAGCCGAAAGAATATCTTTCTCTTGCTTTGTATCTAACGTTACCAGTCTCAAAATCACCTTCCATGCCTGTTGACATAGGAGATCTAACGAAATGTTTAAGTCCGTTAGGTGCATCTGTTTTAATAAAAAATGCATCAGTATCTGTTAAGTAATGATTTACAACATATCCTTCAGGGAGCATACCCATGTTTTTCAATGCGTTAATATCATTATCAGAAGTACCAACTCTACCTGGAGTCTGTAAGACTCTATCAGCTACAAACTGTAGTTGTGGTGGTATAATTAGTTTTCTTGCTTGAACATTTACTTTAATGCCTCTTTCATCAACAAACTGTGATATATCGATCATCGCGTTTTCTAATGAAGTTTCATTCAAGTCAGCTGCTACACTAGGCTCATTTGACTGATCTCCACCCGACATAGTTGGATGGTCAGTTGTCATGAGTGGTTTGCCGTCTCCTCCTGGAAAGGAAGTTGAGAAACCATTATTTAGTACATTTGCTGCTTTCACTTGCTTAGTAGTAGCCATTGATCTAGCTAAAGCTTTTGTGTATCTTGAAGAAAGACTGTCATAAAGGTTGTCCTCTATTGCTTCTTCTGTCAACGCAAAGGCTAAAGCTACAGTTTCGTGGCTGTACCTTGCTGTGAAAGTTTCTTGTGCTGTGTCATAAGTTACGGATGCGCCTTCGCCTTTAACTGGGGCTTGACCGAAACCTGATAACATCACTTCTTCCTCGAACGCTCTATCTGAGTTTTCTGTATCGAAAATTTCAGTATGTTCGTTCTCGTATCTATCGTACTCAAGACCAAAAAGTGCATTTAGTCCTGGTTCGAGTTCTTTTACTAATTGAGCTCTATTTATTGCCATTTTAAATCACCTTTTAGCTATTGCCGAATACAGAAGCTGGGAATGTTACATAAACTCTAGCGTGTTGCCCAATAGTATTGTTTGGCTTATCTGGGAAGCCTACTACTGTTGCGATACCACTAGAAGTTGTTGTTGTCACACCTTCTTTTGATCGACCTGTTGAAGTATTACCTGCTGTAGTACTAATAGTATTTGTTGTGCCGATAGATGCTTGAGTAGGAGTCCCAGTAGACTGAGCCTCATAAACAATATCTGGATCAACATAAACAAATGCTTTAGCATTCGCAGAACCTAATGTAGCAGTGTCGGCAGTCCACATGTTCGAAAACACTACTGAACCGTCGGTTGCTTGGAATTCTACACCGTAAAATACACCGAGTGGGGTACCTGTTGCAGTACCTTGTATAACCAGACCACTAGATAAATTAACAACATCACCTGAAAAGATAGATGCGTTAGTTGCGCTTGCTATTGCAAACTCTGAAGGTCGGATTACGCCACCTGACATATGATAAGCTGGTGTGAATCCATCTGGGGCGTTTGTATTTGCCATTTTAATTCACCTTATAAAAATAAATTTTTATTAAAAGCCCCTAACATAAGTTAAGAGCCACCTTTACCAAATGTAACCTTAGTAGACCTATTAGGGTTACTAATAGGCATTACTTGATTACTTTCTCTCATAAGATCATTATCAACTGCTTGAATCTGTTGGTCAGCTACGTTTTGATAGTAAGCTCTCCTTTCATCAACAGTCTCCTTGGGTATCTTAGCGAGAATTAAGCCACCAACTCCTATGACACCAGCATGTTTACCGTCATCAATAGTAGGTGCTTCAAAATCAGGGTGATCTTTAGCACTTACGGGTTCCCAACCTTCACGAATACGTTTTGACATATTCGCTGGGTCGTTTTGCCCTATCATTGATTCTCGTATCCATCTGTATACATATCCCTGTGGTGGGGGAGGTGCGTCTAACAAAGACGGGGGTTGCCAAGGTTTACGACGAGATACTTTATCTCGACTTTCAGCAGAACGTGGAGTTCGATCTGATTCAGTAGTTTTAATTTCATCTACCATTTTTTCTACTCCTTAATATGCTTAGCATATTCTTCTAGTGGCACACCTAATCTTTTCGCTATTGCTACTTGACTCGGTGTGAGTTTTATAGTTCTACGTGATCGAGCTCGAGTAGTTCCAACACCTTTGCTAGAACCAGCTACATTCTCTTTCACTTCCTTTTGAGTATTCCCTAATTTATGAGGGAAAGACTCAGCAAGTCTTTTATCTACTTCTTTATAATATTCATCAGAAGTAGGATCATAACCTTCGCCTTCTGTGAGCTGTCTATGAAACGCAAATGCTGCGGTTGTCATAGCTAAGTCGTCTCCAAACCATTCGTTCTTTTCTGCCCAAGCTTTTGCTTTAGGATCAGGCTCGGGAGCCTGTTTCTGGGCAGCAGCTTGGTTCCATTTAGGAGCTTCTACT